TTAGGTAGCGCGCTCAGCTTCGATCTGCATTAGTTCGCCGATCGAGGTAAATCTAGTGACATAACGCCCAGCTGCACGCAGGCAACCCAATAGCCACAGTGGAAGTAATACAATCAAGAACGGCACAAAAATCACAATCGACTTCAATGCCATCATTGCAAGCAGACTTGACTGAGCAAATGATACTCGCTCGCGGATTGCTTTTAGCACTTCTTCATCTTTGATTTGACGCAGAGACAACGTGAGGTCACTTGGCAGATTCCATGTGCCGTCAGCCCTGCACTTGAGATAAACAAAGAAAAACCGGAACCAATTCAGCTCGTGCGCAAACCGGATCAGTCGATTCATAGAATCCCGAGCGGCTCGATATTCGGCAGAATCAAACGACAACTTCCCGGCAGCTGCCAAATCAAAGATTGCATCACGCTCTTCAAATACGAACTGCCGTGCGACATCGGTGATCGTGTTCTGCCAAGGGCCGTAGAATACGAGCAGCAGGACCCCTAAGCCGACCAATGCGGCGATCGTATCAGCGTGGGCTGTAATCATCTGATCCTGTCCCTCGGGTTCGTCTGGCCTTTGGGGGTCAAGTCCGAGCTAGTCCGATTCGGATCGATTTTCTGCTCAAGTTCTTTAATACGCCCTTGCATGTACTCGACCTTGCGTTGCCGCAAAATGCGTTCGAGAATCGCCCATGCGGCACAAGTCCCCGTTAAGCCGATGAACACCGTCGTCTTCAGTTCCGCAAAAGCTCGCAGCACAAACGTCAAAGCAATCGAAAGGTTCGTGTCCTCCCCGGCGAATGTTTCGAATGACCGGAACCCATAGTAAAAAATAAACGCAGTAGTGAGGCATCGGACGCCGGTACGAACTGTACGGTACAATTGGTCTGTTTCGTGCGTCGATAAACGCTCGCGCGCGTCACCCGACAGTTCATGGGGAATCTGTGCGGTCATACGTGGGTAGGGTATCGCAACCGTTGTACACACTCAATTGCAAACAGCTGCCGTATTGGCCGGCCGAGAGACCCGCTTCCGGCACTGGGAAGCTTTCAAGAAGGATTCGGTGATGAGAGGATCGATTTCGCAAAGCCGCGCCTTGGCGCGTGAAATCCGCGATACCGTTGCCGTGCTTTCCGACCGCGCCCGCGACGCGCGTCTAGACACGTTGGCCTACCTGCTCAAGTGTGCCGAGATCGAAGCAAATGAGCTGGCTGGGGATGCCCCACCTCCAACAAACGTTGTACGGTTCCCAGATTGTCCATGAGCGGCGGGCCGCCCTTAAAGCGCTTTACACGTCACGGTGTCAGCAAATCTCCAAGGGCTTTTTGTTCTCGGTCTTGATTCGATGCATAGGCATTTTCCGGTGCGGGACGACGATTGGGGGCAAGATGGACGAATACGAAAAGCTGAACATAGAAGCCGCAAACCGTACTTATGACACTTGGGCCAGGACTCGGACCGACTTGTTCAATTCGGTGATTGCCACCGGATCGTACATCCTCCGAGTTCTGAACACGATCAATGCGGGCGCCCTGATCGCGCTGCTCGCGTTCATGGGGTCCACTGCAGGCAAGACGGACGGGGCACTTCCGTACATTACCCATTTCGCACATCCAATGAAGCTATTGTACATTGGACTACTTTTGTCAGTCGGGGCCACCGCTGGAATGTATTTTGCACAGCTATTCTACGCTTTATCAGCTCAGAAGCGACGCTTCGATTTACAACATCCCTACGCCCACAAAACTGTTGTATCCAAGGTTCTTAATATCGCTGGAATGCTATTTCATTTTATAACGATTGCCTCAGCTGCACTCTCGTTCGCGGCGTTCACAGTCTCCATATATGAGTGCATCTCGATCTTCGCACAATTGAAGAGCTAACAAGCAGCTCAGCCGGGCCGCCCCAATTGCGGGGTGGCCCCGTTGGTGATCGTCACGCCGCGCTCTTCCGTTCGGCTACGCCTGCCGTCGCGTCGATCAGGTGCCGCAGGAGCCGTTGATCGAGGTCCATATCGGACACGGCCTCATCGTAGAGGTAGTGCGCAAAATGCTTGGCAACCCTCGCCTTGACGGCTAGCCCCTCTATCGAGGTCGCGCGGGCGGCCACGATCGTGGACACGAACGGGGCCATCTTTTCGGAGATTTCTTCGCGGTTCGCCTCCTCCACCCAAAAGCGGGCGGCGAGTGCGTCGAACCGCGCGCCGAGAGCGATAAGCGCGGCGTCGGGATGCCGTGTGGCGACAGTCTGTTTGCTGGTCATTTACTGCGCTCCTGTTGTTCGATGCGCAAATGAGACCAGAATATATAAGCAGCATCAACCAATTTATATTGATATTGTCAATCCATTTATTGATAATCAGCCGTTGTTATTGATCGCATTACTGTATTCGCCGCCATTTTTCTTGTATCCGCGGTCATTCGCATCGATCCAATTAGTTTATTGATTGGCCGTGGCATTCCTCGTCTAATCCGGTTGCACTCGCCTCCCGGCGGATCAATGATTGGAGGTATTGATAGGGGGGAGTCATGCGTGCTTTGGCATCGCTGCCCTTGGCCGTTGCACTAGCCGGCTGCGCCGCATCCACACCCGCGCCGCAGCTTGTGGCCCCCGTCAGTGCCACAGAGGTGCAGCCAGCCAATCCCCGAGCCGAGATTGCCGCCTACCTCCGGGCAACGCTCAAAGACCCGACCAGCGTCCGTGATCCAATGATTGGCGAACCGCAGAACACGTGGATGGGCGTGGGCTACCGGTACACGGTCTGCGTCCGGTTCAACGCCAAAAACTCCTACGGCGGCTACACCGGGCCGCAGAATCACCTTGCCGTCTTTGTCACGGCCGCCTTTCCAGCATCCAAGGCGCCCTATCCGTCCAATGCGGGCAGGCCAACTACCAGCCGTTTCCGGAGCTTGCGAAGCTGAAATGACGGACCGCTAAGGTATAAAAAAAGCCGGCCCCAAAGGACCGGCGAGTTGCGGCCGCCGTCGCGGCCGAAACTGAAATGTCGGGTTTGCTAAGGCGTTGTTGTGACCGCTGGTGCGTCCGATCCCTCCCCCACCTGATCGTCGCCGGCATGGTCTCCCGGCTCACCAGTACGCTCCGGGGGTCGGAAGCAACGCGACCGAGGCGTTAAACCAAGTTCAACGGCAAACTTGCGGGCGTCCGACCAAAAGTCTTTCGCGATTTTAAGAACGGGATGCGGGCGCGTGACGCCGGTCTTGGTCCTGTAGGTCAGCGACGGCAGCGCCCGTGCCTCGGCGTCGGCTTGACGGGCCAGCGAGACCGACATTGCGTAGAACTCGAGCGTTGGGAGATCACCACGGGTGAGCGAGCGCCGCGCCACCAGAATCGCCGCGGCCTTGCGCCATTCCTCGGCGGCCGACGTGCACATTCCGCGCGGCGGTTCGGGCGCTACGGTCAAAGCGTTCCGACCGGCGGGGATTACTCGCTTACGACCAACCATTTTAAATCCTCAACTCTGCCACTCTGCGGCGACTTCCAAGCCATCGCGGCGGCCAAGCTCCCGAATGCCCTTCAAGTTGTAGGTCAGGCCGTCACACACGAGTCGGTCCGTCTCGGCCAGGTCCGACATGAACCGCGTGCGGAACGTCACGACACGTTGAGCGTAAACTTGCGACGCGGCGAACTTCTCATCTTCGCTTTTGTGAACCTTCGCGGCCCAAACGGTGCGGACTTCCTGCCACTCAAAGATTGGCTCATTCAACGGCGTCTCGCCAACTTGGACTCGGCGCAACACTGTGACGCGGCGATCAAGAGTCCCTGCCCTCATGCCTGCGTCCCCCGCCAGTTGATCCGAAAATCGCTGATCCTGCGAAACACCGAGCGGTCGGCGCTGGAGTCGCAATAGTCGCCTCCAGCCTTCTCCGATGTGGCGGTGAACGTCATCTCGGGCGAGTCGGCCGGGTAGGTGAACACAGAATTATTGAGGTCGCCGAGTGCGGCGCTGACCATCTCGCCGAGCTGATCGGCGTCCGTCGCGCTGTCCGCAATGCACTGAACTTCGACCCGGGAGATGCGCCAGTGGCCGGCGCCTTCCAAAATGTACTGATCACTGTCGCTCAGCAGCCGGACAATAAGATACGGTCTCACGGTTCGTTGCGGAGCTTCGACTGCGTAGATGCGACGATCGACGGCCGCTCTCACCGCCTCATCGGTCATCAGTGCCGCAATGGCGATGTTCTGCGCACTCATTTGATTTTTGCCCGTAACTTCGCGGCTTGCTGTTCGATCGCGGGACCGATCACCTTGCCGAAGATTTCGACGGCCTGTTGTCGGCAACTCTCATAGGCGCGGGTCATGAACCTGGATCCCGGCATGCCATTGTCGCCATCGCTTGGCGCCCTGCCCCATTCGACGATGTGAGCGTAAAACGCCTTCGTTTTTCTGTCTGGTCCAAGGAAATATCTCGGTGCGGTCTTCGGAGATTTTTTGTCCAGGATGATGGCCAGCGCGTCGCGAAGCTTGCCGGTGCGCACGGGCACGTTTTCTTTCGCGGCCGCTAACATCGGCTCAAGACTCCGGCGACATGCCGAGCGGGCTGGACCCGTGACGAGACGCGCGAGTTCACGGAACGCCCGCTTCGTCTCGTTCAGGCCGCGGACGCGCGAGTCCATCAGGCGAACACCTTGTACGGTGCCAGGAGCGTCTTTGCGCCGAAGGGAATTTCGGACAGAGTGTCGCCGGCTGCCTCACGATAGGCGTACCAATGCGCCACCATCAATCGAATGGCCTGTAAGATGGCAGGCGGCAGTTCGTCCGGGCTGGTTTTTCCCGCTACAAAGGTCACCGTCACCGCGTCGCGAACGCCCTGCGTGGTCGGCCAAGACGTACCGGGGACGGGCGCAATCTCCGTTCGCCAAGTTCCAAGCCCAGTGACACGGTAGGCGGAACTCAACAGAGTGGCGGTGTCGCCACCATCGGTCAGGTACTGAATCGATGTGACGGACTGAATCGGCGGCAACACCAGTTCGATGCAGCGCGGGAAGAAATCGAACTTGGCCTGCCACGTCTGCGCCAGCAACGCGCGACGCAGCATTCCGCCGGCGCCGTCTAGGAGATCGACAGCGGCCTCGGTAAACGACCGGATCAACCCGAGATCGGCCGGCGCCACCATGGGCGACGCGTCAAGATCGGCCTCGACTCGCAAGTGGTCGCAGACCGACTGCAACATTTGCTCGGCAAGGGATGCCGGCGCGGCAGTTCTGATAAGAGCCATCTTGTCCCCTCTGCAGGCGGGGGTGCTGAACACCCCCGCCGCCTCACAGCCCGCTAGCTAGGGTATGCGCCGTAGACGAACGCAGCGGGCCGCTGAACGACCAGCGCCAAGCGTTCCTCTGCGGAGATGGCAACCAACTTCTTGACGAAGTAGTCGGAATGCTCCGTGCTAACTTCGATTGCGGCGTCCTCACGATCGAAGACCTGAGCACCCATCGTCGCGCCGACGAGGAAGTGTCCCACCGAAATGGCGGTTGTCTCGACAACAGCCAAACGCCAGAGCTGCATCTGAGCGCCTACCTGAACGTTCGGGACGATCAGGAAACGGCCCTCGCCGTCGCGCGTGAGTTCCGTATCGTGCCAATCGGACGGATGCATCACGCAGAAGGTTGGCCGCAACTCGGACAAACGCACCTGGAGAATAGCATGCCGGATGGTGTCGATCGGAGTATCGGCCGAACCATTGAGCAAGGTGTTGTAGGGAGTGGCCTGAGTGATAAGCCCCGAGAGATTCTGCCCGGTGCCGTCGCCACTCAGCAGCTGCGCCTCTTCCGCCAGTTTCAGGCCGTAGATTGCCCTGGTGTTGACGTATGACGCCAAGAGGGGGGCGTCCGTTATCACCTGACGGCTCGCAGCGAACCAGTGACCAATCGCCCTGACCGGCGTCGTGACGAGATCGAGCGTCAAGTCCGACTGTGCCCGTGCCGCGCCCTCCGCGACCGGAGCCGCAGAAGACTGGTAGTTCACCTCGCGGACGTATTCGACGCTATCCGAGGAAGTGCGGCCGGGCATCAACAGGTCGCGAATCGTAAAGGTGCGCTCGGCCGGAGTCACCACACCGGGCAGACGGTGCGGTACGATCGCGGCACCTGCACCACCCGTGACCGATGGAGAATTGTCGTAGCCGGAATCTTCGGACGTGATGGTCGACACCGACTTAACGTTCAGGCGCACCTTGCCGCTCTTTTGGTTCTGCATGCGTTTGAAATCGTCGGTCTCGACCAACTGCTGGCCGAGTGACTTGACGGCAGGTCCGCCCATGCCGCCGCGACGCGCCAATTTCTGTTCGACATCCAGCATACGTTGCTGGAGGGCGGAACCTTCCGTGGCGATCTTGTCCAGCGCGGACTTGGTGTCGTCGTGCATCTTGCCGTGCGACTTGATCTCCTCGCTCGCCTTGGCGGCAAACGCCTGGATTTCGTCGTCACGCTTCTTGAGCGCCGCCATCACCGCCGTGTACTCGGCGTGATCGTCGGCATGCGAAGTGTCCTTGCGGCCGAATTCACGGCCGGCATACTGGATCGTCATGTTTTGATCTTTCAGATTGAGGGAAGGCTAAAGCCGTTGAGCACGGTCACAAGATCGCGCACGGCCGTTGAATTCGCCGGTGCTGCAGACTCACTCCGCAGGAGATGCGCAAGGCCACGATTGGCGACGACCGCGGCTTGCGATTTTGAAAAGCCGGACTCTCTCAACAGCTTTTCGAATTCAGGTAAGGTGGGCAGCCCGCCATGGGCCAATTTGAATTTCACCGCGTCGATCCGCGCCTCTTCGTTGCACGGAAACATACAGATCGACACCTCCTCAAGGTCGAGGCGGGTCAACGTCCTGACGCTGGTTCTCTCGTCATAAGACGAATTTATAACGGAATAACCGATACTAAGCCCATCGACGACGCCATTCTTCAATAGGGCGTGGACCTCGCGGGCCTTCGGCACATCTTCCGTGAGGAGTCGACCCTCGACATAGAGGCCCTTGTCGCGGTCCTCAACGTGGTCGTAAACGCCCAGCGGCTGATCGACTCTGTGACTCCACAGTATCGGCAGTTTGCGGCCCTTCGCCTTGCGGGCGGCCAAGGATTCGGTAAAGGCACCGGCAGCGACAATCTCGTTGTCATGGTCGACATTGCCGTAGACCGAGGCCCATCCGGAGAACAATCCATCGTCGGCAACGGACTTGATAGACAGGTCGAAGTCGCGAACCTTTATGCTCATTGCTGATCCTCAATGCCGAGCGCTGTACGGATTGCGGCGCGTGGATCGATGGCGCCTAGTGTTTCGAGCGGGGCGAGATTGGTTTGCGCGGTGAGGACGTCGCCACCGTCAACGGCCGGGAGCCCTTCCTTCGCGCGGCAGTCGTTGCGGCTATAGATGCCGTTCTGAACCATCTGCGAATAGAAGGCGGCACGGCCGGCACTGTCGGCACGCAACAGGCCCTCAAGCACGAATTCGGGCGCTATGATCTGTCGCTCGCTGGGCGCAATCAGCGACCGCTTGATTGCCTGCTCAATCCTAACCAGATACGGCCGCAGGCCCAGCGTGTACCATGCGAGAATTAGTTGCTCAGTCCCGCTACCCCATTGCGTGGTTCCCTCGGCGTTGTGGCCGATCAGAACCGGGAAGACACCCATCACTCGGCAAACAGATTCTATGGAATGACGACGCGACAACAACAGTTCCGCGTCGCGCGGCTGAATCGAAACGTCCTGCCAAGTGAAACCACCTTCCAGTAGCCCGGCTTCGCCCGCGTGCTCGCTACCCTGTAGCGGCTCAATCAGCACCTTGCGGGCCTGCTCGCGCTGCTCGGACGTCAACACTTGTGGGCTGATGAAATAGCCGGACGGGCGCAAGCCATTGGCGAAAGTGCGGCCCGCCGCCTCCTCGCCGGCCATTGCCGTGCCGAGTGCCTGCCGACCAAATGAGATAGGAGATAGGCCGACATCACCGCCGGTCCCGAACGCGCGGGCGTGGAAGATTTCGTCCTCAGCGTATTCGCGGATGCCCAGCTGATCGCTGTAGCGGTAGCGCAGCGCGCCAAGTTGATCCCGATAGACCGTCATCAGGTCAGGCCGCAACAGCGTCAACGCGCGGACCTGCCCCGCTGAGACCGTTTTTTCGGCAAAGGCGTTGCCCCACAGGCACAGGTGAGCGACTACGGACTCGAAGAATTCGAATGCCGTTTGATCTGCATTCGGGGCGTCGTGCAGGAGCATGTACAGTGGATGGTCGCGCCGCACGATCCGGCCGCCATCGGCCGCGCGTTCCGTGATGGTGAGCGGCAGCGACGCAATGGTAGAGCTGATCAGGCGGACGCACGCGAAGAAGGCGTCCACAGTCATGGCGGTGTCGACCGTTACGGGCTTCCCCGCGTAACTGCCGCCGCCGTAAATGGCGGTCAATATTTTGGTGTCGCGCAGGCCGAACAAACGTCCAACCCAACTGGTAAGGCTCATCGGCGTATCACCGGATTTCTAAGGAAGTCATCAAGGGGGAGAGGCTTCGGCGCCTCGACATGACGAGAGGCGAGACCAAGCGCCATCGCCAGCGCAACGGCGCCGTCGATACGAACCGGGCCGCGCTTGTTGCCGCGCTCTTTATCGACCTTCAAATTTCCGGCCGGATCGGAAACCGTGACAGCGTTGGCAACGGCGGCCGTTAAGACCGGGTGTCCGCCGTGACGGAGGCGGCCGGTCAACGCCAGTTCTGCTAAGACTTCGATATCCGGGCCAGCGTCTTTGAATCCTTGCCCACGAGGCTCCAGGGGTATCGTGCAATCGGCGTCGGCAAGGTCCTGTTTCAGGTCATCGATGCGCCAGCGATCATAGGCGATCGCCCGAACGTCGAATTCAGTTTGGATCCTGGCCAGCTCCGCTGCGATAAATCCGGTGCGGATCGTCGGTCCGGGAATTGCCTTCATGTAGTCGGCGGCAATCCATTCCTTGAAGCGCTGTTGTTCGGCGGCACGACGTGCCGCCAAGGCATCTTGAGGCGTCCAAAACAATGGGAGAACATCGAAGATCGGTTCCGGATCGTCACTCGGAAAGACCAAGACCAACGCGGTCAAATCGTGTTTACCGCTCAGGTCCAAACCGCCAAAACAGCGACGGCCCTTCAGCGCCTCTCGATTCACCAGTTCCGCACCTTGACGCCACACGGTGATCGGCACGACGCGCGCCTCCGCATTGGCGTCAACACGCTGGTTGAGGCGAAGATTCCGGAACGCCGGCTCGAAGCTCGGAATAAGCCGCGCCCGCTCTTGCTCGGCGAGAAGTCCGCGCTCGTCAAGAAAGTGGCCGATCGCGGGGTTACATGCTCGCAACGTTGCAGGGTCGAACGGATCGGCCTCGGGCGGCGCCTGTGTAAGCCGAACGAGTATCGATCGATCGGTGCCGTTTAGTCCGTTATCAATGAGCTGGGATAACGGGTGATCATCGGTCGGCGCCTGCGTGCTCAAGACGATTCCCAAGCACGGGCGCTTGTTCATCCCGGTGATCAGGGCATCAAGCAGTTCACGATCCTGGACACGCGCGAGTTCGTCATAGATCCAGAGGGGACCGGGGGCTAGGCCATGCCCCTTTCGCGCGTCGCCAGACATCGCCTCGAAAATCGAACCGGCGCCGTCGCCTTCCAACACCTCAATCTTCTTCGCGAAGCGCTGAATGTTGCATTGTGCCGCCAGCTCGGGCACGGCTAGAATAGTCGCTTCGACCTCGTTAAAGAGCTTGCTCGATTGCGTGCGATCGACCGCTGCGGCGTAGATTTCACCGCGCGCAACGGCCAACGGACCGACGAGTCCAGCGCATACTAGGGCCTGTGCGAGTCCGCTCTTGCCGTTTCCACGGCTTTCACTGTGCACCGCGATCCTGACCGGGTCGGAATCCGGTCGGCTGAAAATGTCATCGATGAACGATCGTTGACCGGGCAGAAGCTTCATGCGTCGGCCGGCAAGCGGACCTTTCGTGATCGGCAGACTTTCGATGAAACGGATTACTCTCTGTGCGAGGGTCAATCCCTTCCATTTCCAACGCGGCGCCCTCTTGGGGCGTGCCGCCGCCTTGACCTTTGCGAGGCGCTGGCGTGCAGCGCCAGGGCCTCTGAGTCCCATTGCAGTCTCTTCTTATGTTGGTGAGGTGCGGCGGGCCGGCCATGGCCCGCCGCCGCGCCGCCCCTCCCGGGGATCGACCGGGCCCTTGGCGAACAGGAGAGTTCGCTGGTGTCCGCGACCACAGCGACCTTGTCCCCAAGAACTGAAGAGGGGCGCGGGGAGGTCGCCTATCGATGTCGGACGGGCCGCCCCGCCCTCATGGATTGCGCCCGGATTATTCGCCGCAACGGGACAAAGATGCCTGCAGCCGCTTCTCCGCGATGGCAATTTCGGCGAGGTCGGGCGGCTCATCTTCGTCGCGCGCCGGCCACCACTCGCATACCCTTCTATTGCCACGCCGGACGCACCATTCCACCTCGACGATTGCCGAGTCGCCAAGGAAGCGGCGCCGCCGAGCGCTCGACCGATAGGCCTTCGCCGCGCCGTCAATCATGGGAATCGCCCGTGTTCGGAAACTCAGACCGCAAAACTAACTCTGCGCGCGGGAACGCCCGCCGGTACTTTGGCGGCCCGGCCGGCGACTTTCGAGCCGCCCCTACCCTTTGAAGAATGGGTGTCTGCGATCAGTCGGCAGGCCATCGGCGCCGATCTCATTCGAGTAGCCGAGCGACTCCGCGCTCTGCTTCACTGAGTCATGGCAGCGCTTGCAGAGCGATTGAGTATTATCGAAGGAGAAGAACAGCGCGGCGATACGGTTGAAGTGGCGCTTCACGTGATCAACGATGGTGGCGCGGGTCTTGACGCCCGCCGCCGCACACATGCGGCAGTAGGGCTCTACAGACAGTCTCTTGGCCCTGATCGCCTTCCATTCGGCTGTGCTGTACCAACGCGGGCCGCGACGATCGGGCGTCCTGGCCTTGTTCTGAGGCGCTTGCCTCACGCGGCCTTCTCTTCAAGTTCCGCCTTCAACCTCTCGGCTTCGCGCTGCAGGTAGCCTTCGAACGTGAGGCCATGGGTACGAAGGAAGACGGAGTCGATACAGCGGCGGGCCGCCTCGGCGAGCGGCATGACCTCCATGACCTCATCAACCGTGATCGGTCGCGGCGTGTCGCCCTGCTTTCCGCCGTGATGCAGGTAGGCGGAGAGCGCTTCGATATCGAGGGCGTCCAGTTTGGGATACGCGTCGATGTACCAGTTGCCACCGATCGCGACGGCGTCGGCGCTCTTGAACTTCACCTTGACGCCTTCGCCCAGCTCGGGAAATGGCACGCCTTCATAGCGATACTCTTCGGTCACGGTGTCACCTCGCGAAACGGGTTGATACGCTCGCCTATGCTGTCCTCGGGCCAGCGATGAATGATGCGCGTCGCCATCCCATCTTTCGTCATGTCTACTCGCTGCACGAAGCCGCCGATGGGATAGAGAGGCGTTTCCGTCGGGTCTGACGGCGTCGTGGTCTTATGGGTGCGTTGCCACCGGAAGAGCTTCAGGAAGTCTTCATCGAGCACGAGCGGCAACTGTAGGCCCAGTGCCGGCAGTTCGTCGTCATCCGGAACCGGGCTTGCGAAGGATTCCGGGAGCGGCTCGAGTTCTTGAAGCTGCCCGCACTCCTCATGGAGTTGGCGAAGCATGTACGTTTCCCACCGCTCACGGCTTTCCGACCACCCGCCGAACACGATGGCGATGTTGACTTGACCACCCGACCCGAATGCGACCACACCCTGATGCGCGGCCCGGAGGTCGGACGCGATCTTCCCGACAAGAACATCGAACGATGTCCAGGACGGCTGTTCCAGCGCCAGGAGATGGACGAACAGTCCGCGGTGACCCATACAGGTCATCACCGTGTTGATGTGGGGCAGCATGACGATCTTCGGCCCGATCTCTCGGACCGCATAGCTATTGTCCGGATCGCAGAAGGCGCCATCGGCGCACATCGTGATGCCGACGCCATCGTGGCGCTGAATCACCACACCTGTCATGCTAACACCTCTCCCCATCCACCATGGCGGCCCATCATGGGTGTCTCTGCGAATGCGGCGTCAAAGCCGCGGTTACCAGCGAAGCCCCCCGACGCAAAGCCGAGAAGCCGATCGGCATTGATCGCCTCTAGCAATGACCGGTGTTTCGCCGTGGACGTGGCGTTGACGACGAACTCGCCGTTTGAGAGGCGCGCGAGAATGGAGTCGCTTTTGCCAGAGCCGGGACCGGAGATAGCGCCGCCTCCGGCGAAGCGGGCAATGCCGCCTTTGGCGAAGCCAAACGCGCCTTTGAGACCGGTGATCAGCGATCCGAATAGGCCGCCGACCTGACCATTGGATTGAGCGGAACCGAACGGCCCGGTGCCGAGCAACGCGGCTTGTAAAGCGGCGCGCGCGAAAGACTTCGTGAGATCGGATAGGACGTCATCCAATTCCTTGCCGTTGATGACGAGATCGTCAATCGCGGAAAATGCCTGATCGGCAAAGAACTGCTGCTGCTCAAGAACTTTCTTGTAGCTGCCCTCTGCCTTTTCGAGCGCCACGGTGTTTTGCGCGTAAGCGGTCGACACCTTGTCGATTTCGGCGCGACGCTCCGCGGTGATGGGGATGCCAGCACGTTCGGCGGCCTGCATCAGTTGAAGTTCGGCGCGGCTCTTGGCGTTCTCGTATGTTGACTTGCCGACAGCCTGCGCTTCTCTTTCAAGCTCAGCGGTACGCTCACGGAGCGAGCGCGTCGCCTTCTGGAACTCGTCAAGCTTCTTTGCTTCATCGCTGATCGGGATCTTGGTGACGGGCGGCGATGGCGTTTTCGGTGCCTCCGGACCCCCGAGCGTGACGGCGTGGCCACGGGCCTGTAGCGCTGCCTCTTCCCTCTTCAGCGCGTCGATGCGGCGCTCAATGAGCGCGACACTCTCTTGGTCAACCTTCAGTCCGGTTTCGGACGCCTGCTTCCGTGCGACGGCAAGCGCATCCTCCCACTTCACCATTTCCTTGGTGATTTCGACGATTCTTTCGCCGATCTTCTCGGTGGGTGTCTCCCCTCCCGTCGCGCGGTCCAGCAGGTTCATAAACTCCTGCATGCCGGCAACAATCTGGATGATTGCGCCCTTGACCTGCGTACCGATAGTTCTCGACAGCTTGTCGAATTTGTCGTCGATCTCCTGCGCCTTCCGAACGAGTCGCTCTTCGACGATGGCGCCGGCCTTCTCCGCTTCGCCGGCCAGGTCGCGAATGCCGGCGCGGCCTTCCTTGAGCAAGCCGACCAATTCGGGTCCTGCGGCGCGGCCGAACGCCAGCGTGGCGAGCCGCAATTGATCTTGCGGATTGGCGGCGCCTTTAACGAGATCGCCGTACGCCGCGAACAGATCGCTGACGGATCGGAGTCGGCCATCGGATTCGCGAAGCGCGACGTTGTTGAGCGTCAACACCTTCAAAAGTTCGCCGGTGCCCGTGCCGGCCTCGGCAATGTTCTGACTGAATTTCTTGAGACCGGTGTCGACGGCCTCGGCGCTTCCCCCCGCCTGTTCACTGGCGAACCGTAGAGCTTGCAGGGCCGACGTGGTTACGCCGATCGCATCCGCCGTGTCCCCGATTTTGGCGAGGTCACCGGCGACGTCTTTCAACTTCGAAAGCAATTCGGTTACGGCGAACCCGCCGAGCCCAACACCAAGGGCCTTGCCGAAGATGGCGCCGAACTTCGTGGCGCCGGCACCGAGCGCGCCAAAGCGGCGGTCGATCCTCTCCAGGACAGAAGTGACGTTCGTCCCGAACGCGCTGACAGTGCGTTCTCCGGTTCGAAGGCTCGCAGTCAGCGCCCGAAGGTTAGCCTCCAATTCGATTGAGACGACGCCAACGGGTTCTGCCATTGCTTTTCTTCTTTTTCAGGCGCGCGGCGGCACCGCGGCGGGCGGCCACGGTGTCAGGGCGGCGATGTCGGATTATGGGCACAAAAAATCCCGCTCGCGGCGGGCAAAATGGGCGTCGGGCGATCAATCCCACACAGCCTGATGTAACGCGCGAATTGGGCAAATTGCAAGAACAAAATAAGAACACTTGAATTGACGTTAAATTACAATAGCTTGCGTGACCTACCTTTTGCCCTATCGAGGACGTGAGAATCCAAAAATCGATCAAACCGAACCACGGCGCGGACTGGTACTGCCGATCCGCGCCCCCGTCGATCATCGACCAGGACTTTCTTTCTACGCTGCCAACGGCAGAGGCGTTTGCGAGCCGGGCGCTGGTGCTTCGCACCCGACGGGTGCTCGCTCCGCTCGCACGCGCCCTTCCGCTCTGCTCACCACACCTGCCACGGCGCGCTGTGAGGTTGTTTTCTGATCAGGGTTTAGAAGATGGACGCCGCAGCGTCCGTGTTCCATTGGACACTGTGCGTCAGCCGCATGATTCATATTCCTTGTATATGCCACCCCCGCGTAGAGGGGTCCCCCCCACCCCCACCGTTGGGGGTCCCCCCTGAGGTCGCAATGGCTGCTGCCGGGTAGATGCGGCGCTGATCTTCATTGCCGTCTTGTACATAGACCCTGATGATGCCGCCGGCCGCCTCTAGCGCCGCCAGCGCCTCTTGAATCTTGTTCACGGCGAGGCCGGTTTCTCGCGCCAAAAAAATGTTCTTCGGAAATGCAAATCCTTTGTCGGCATTGAAAAGCCATTCGAGCGCCCACGCGACCTTGAGGACACTCGGCTTGGCGCTGAAGGTCGCTCCGATGCCCCGCCGCCAGCGGCGAAGCTGGCGGGCCTTGTGTCGTGTGGTCGCCCACAGCAATGCCCCAGTAGGCGCCTCGTCGGGCAGTAAATAGACCCGTCCGGAGGCCGGGCGTTGGATCGCCGGCTTCTTCTTGATCGATTGGAAGTTCACGCGATCTCCCCCGATTCCACCATGTAGCGCGCCAGTTCGCACTTTATCTGCGTTGCGAGCGCCGCCACTTCCCGTTCGACCTGCGCCGCCTCCACGCCGTATCGCAGGAGCGTGCGCCGCTGCGTTTCGATCTGGCGTTCAAGATGCTCGGCGGCCTTCTGCGGCCGTAGCCGCGCCATGTAGGCGGCTTGCCGAGAGGCCAGTGTGCGCCGTCGGGTGAGCGGAAAGGCCAGCACCTGGGGTGCTGGCGGGCGCCACGAGAACAGCGGGAGGTCGCCGCAATCCTTGCGATTCATGGGCATCTCCGGAAATGTGGACGGGGTGTTGTCGTCAGTCGCGGTCGGGACGGCGATAGATGAGCGATCCATCCGCCGCCGCCGCCTTGATCAGGAGCGCGATGTTCTGAATTGTCGCGCCGATCTGCCGCACCACTTCGGGCGGAAGATCAAGCTCGTGAAGGCCAGCGGCTTCGACCAGATTCCCACAAGCAACGATCCGATCGAGTTCGCGCGGAAGATGGACCTGGTCCGCCATCACGCAGCCGCCTTCGCGTCACGCGCCGCGATCAGCCCGGCGACGAATTCATCGATTTCAGATTCGACGTAGCCGTAACGGCTTGCCCCGATCGGGACGCGGCGCGGAAACTTACCGGCCTTTTCGAGCCGCCAAAGATGGACCTTGGAGTAACCGATGCCTTTGGATTTGAGATCGTCATGCGAGATCAAGCGATGCGCCATGGATGGCGGACTCCCGTGTTCGGGTCATCGCCACGCGCATGCGTTATGGACGGGCGAAACCCAGGTGAGAACCTGATGAATCACCCCGGGACTCCTGTAGAGTCGGCCCGATGCTACGGGCTGCGGCCGGTTCACTTATCAATCCAGGCTTTTGCTCTGGCTTGGCCTGAGCCCGGGTCCTGCCCGGAGCGCCAATGACGCATTCCGCCGTCTCCCGACGGCGCTGGATGTGATCAGTTCGTGCGCGCTCCTCTCGGTAGGTGCAGCCCTATTCTGCGGTCGGGACCGCACCAGCGCGCTTCGAACAAAGCATGAACATACACCTTCTGTCAAGCCCCTGCACGAAGTGACACAACATTGCTTGGCCGGGGTATAGTGATCTCCCGAAGCCGGGCGGCCCAAAGCATGAGGGCATCGCGCTTCTCGTCAATGTACGCGTGCCGATCATAGACCCCAACGACACCGGGTCGGACGTGCGCCATCACCGCTTCGGCGGCGGCTTCCGGAACACGTAGGCGGGCCAAATTGCTACGCACCGTGCGGCGCACATCGTGATTTACCCAATTGGGCAATGTCACCGCGGACGCGTCGTCGCCGCGAATATGAGCAAGCGCCCTCAGGGTGCGGAGCATGCGGCGGTCAAGCTTCGCCTTCACCTTGTCGCCGATCCAAGCGGGAGTCTTGCCGAACGATGTCGAGAACAGGAAGTTGCCGCGCTTGAACACCGGTAGCGATTCCAAAAGGGACAAGATGTCGGGCGTTAGCGGGACGGCATGCGGGCGGGCCTTGTTGTCGCGTGCCTTCATCCTCTCCTTCGGAATCACCCATACTAATTGATCGGGTGTGAACTTCTTCCAATCGATCGACCGGCCCTCTTTCCGTTGGCGCAGCGCGCGAACTACGGCCGGGTCGAATTCCGACCACGCGGCTTGCGCAGCCTCATTTAAGCGCAGCGCCGTGAGCACCAGCAATTTGTAGACGGACCCGTGAGGGTACCGCATCCGTCCGACGGCGCGCCACAGGGCGAACATTTCGTCATCGCTCAGCACACGATCTCGAGATGATCGGTCGCCGATGATCTTTGCGGGTTTGAGGCTGGCGCATGGCGATACACCGAGTCCATAGACGCGCTGGTCAACGGCCCAACCGAATAGCCGCTTGACGAGCGCCAGCAGGTTGCGCGCCTGAACTGGGGCCGTCCGCTTTTTCGCGTTGACGACGGCGAGCACATGCACGTCCGTGACGTCGGCGATCGGGCGCTTTCCCCACGCCGGGATGAGCACCTTGCGGATGTCGCGCTCTACGGCCTTGCCTGCCCGTTCGTTGGACACCTTCTGCGAAATAAAGTCCTCGGCGACCGCCGCAAACGTGGTGTCTCTCTTCTGTTGCTCGGCGAGTCGTTGCCGTTCTTCTTCGTCTCGGGGGTCGATCCCTGCCGCGATCAGCTTTTTCCACTTGCGCGCCTTCTCCCGGGCTTCTGCGAGCGACAGGTCGGGGTACTCCCCTAATGCCCGTCGTGACGGTGCCGTGCTGCCAGGGAAGCGCGTGTAGAGCGCGAAGGACTTGGTGCCCTTCTCTGTCACCCTCACTAGCAGCCCCCGCACCTCCGTGTCGGGGGTTTCCAGCCGTTTGCCAGGATCCGCCGCAGGCAAAGCGGCAACGGCCTTGTCCTTCAATTCCGAACGGCGCGCCATGTCAGACTCCCGAGTTGGGGCTACATCGGGGCTACAAACGGGCGTAATTCCATGTAGCCCAACGCGGGCTCATGATAGGCAGTTTCAGTGGAAAGTACAGCTTCTAGGCCACTTTTCCGTAATTCGGAGAACTGATAGGAAGGGGCCTGAAGTGGCAGCGGAGGCGACTTTTAATCAGTAGGTCCTGGGTTCGAGTCCCAGCGCGCTCACCAAACAGATGGTGTCCGACCTGGAGACATGGGTGACGGACCGTACCTAAGACATGGGTGACAATCTCGTGCCGAACGGATTGTCGATGGTTTGCAAGGTTTTCTGCTCCAGGTCGATGTAGCCTAGATCGTAGCGCAT